GCTTCCTCTCCCCCCGAGGCCGAGGGGGTCCCCCTCCCGCGTGTTTGATGGCGGTGAAAACGGCCCCTGATCGGGGGAGGATGCTGGCGTGCACGACCGTCGAGCCATCCGGGATGCCCACTCGGCCGGCGGATCGATACGCGGCATCGCGCGTGAGCGTGGCGCGTCGCGCAACGCGGTGCGGCGGGCCATCGACCCCGACGCCCGCCTGCAGTACCAGCGCCCGTCAATGGCAGACGAGTACGAGCCGGCCGTGCGCGATGTCCTCGCCGACTATCCGCGCATCACGGTCACGCAGGTCGCGGAGATCGTCGAGTGGCCCGGGTCGCGCCGAACCCTCTCCGACCTCGTCGCCCGCCTCCGGCCGGCGGCGCTCGAGCGTCAGATCGAAGACTTAAACCGCCTGGAGCTCGGGCGCATCCGACTCGGATCGATCACCCTCAAGACCTTGCGCCCGCCAGCCCTGACCGTTGGGAGTCTCCATGTCGGCTCCCAAGATTCCCACTGAACCGCCTGAGCGGCTCAGCGGGGCCGTCGCCGACGTCTGGCGGGAGACGGTTGATCGAGCCGCATCGTTCGCGCCGATCGTCGACGCGGCGATGTTCGAGGCGTACTGCACGCTCATCGCCCGCTGGCGCAGCACGGCCAAGCAGGTGGCGGACGACGGCCTCGTGGTCGGTGACGAGAAGAAGGGCGCGATCGTGCACCCCGCGCTCGCCGCGGAGAGGCAGCTCGCCGACCAGATCAAGGATTGGGCGCCGCTGTTCAACCGGCCGCCTTCGGCGCGCCGCAAAGCGGGGCCGATGTACGACGCGACCAAGCGGTCGATGAAGGCGGCGAAGCTCGGCGACTCCAAAGAATTTGAGGGCGCGTGCGAGGCGGTCCTCACGCTCGCTTGGCTCATCGACGAGGCGCAGCGCGCCGGGCTAGAGGCGCTGCAGAAGGCATCGTTCGTGATGATCCCCAGCTACCTCAAGGGATGCGCCGAGCTGCAGATCACACCGGCAGCGCTGCCCGAGAGTGCGCGGAAGAAGGCGGGCAGTGGCGGCAAGATCAGCAAGTTCGAGGACGCGGCCGCCGCGCGCCGCCAGGCGGGCTGAGGCGACTCGTCTCACGCGCTGGCCGGTCCCCGTCGGTTGCGGACAGGTCTACGTCGACAAGGTCCACGAGCATGACAAGGCGACGCCGGAGACCGCGCACCTCTTCGGCAACGCCGAACCGCGGATCTCGACGCCGCCGCTCCGTGAGCTCACGCCCGAGACATCCCTCGGATTCGAGGTCATCGACTTCGCCTACGAGGTGCTCGGCATCACTCTGCTGCCGTGGCAGCGGGCCGCGCTGATCCGCATGCTCGAGCTGAACGAGGACGGCGCGCTCCGGTTCCGGACCGTCGTCGTGCTCGTTGCGCGACAGAATGGCAAGTCGACGCTCGCCCAGGTCCTCACGATCTGGCTGATGTTCGTGTGGCGGTGGCCGCTCGTCCTCGGCACTGCGCAGGACCTAGATGTCGCCGAGTCGCTGTGGGAGGAAGTCGTCGACCTGGTCATGGCCGACGACGAGCTGTCCACGCTCGTTGCGAACACGGTCAAGGTCAACGGCAAGAAGGCCCTCGTCCTGACGTCCGGCGTGAAGTACAAGGTGAAAGCCGCCAACCGTCGCGCCGGCCGCGGGCTCTCCGGGAACCTCGTGCTGCTCGACGAGCTCCGCGAGCATCAGACATGGGACGCGTGGGGCGCGATCACGAAGACCACGATGGCGCGCGCTGAGGCGCTCATCCTCGCGCTGTCCAACGCCGGCGACGTGACGAGCCGGGTGCTGAAGTACCTCCGGGTCATGGCGCACAAGGCGCTCGGCGACCCCGACGGCGTCGCCGCAGCGGAGGAAGACGTCGAGGCAGGCCCTACCCAGTTCGACCTCGAGACGATGGAGTCTTTCGACGAAGACGACGACGAGCACGACGTCGACGAGTTCGACGACGAGGACGAGCTGGATCTTGACCTCGTAGACCTGGAGCAGGACGAAGACACCCTCTGCCTGCTGGAGTGGTCCGCCCCGCCCGGATGCGACAAGCGCGACCGGGCTGGATGGTCCGCCGCCAACCCCTCGCGCGGCTACACCGTCGCCACGAAGTCCATCGCATCCGCCTGCAACACCGACCCCGAGTGGGTGTTCCGCACCGAAGTGCTGTGTCAGTGGAACGAGGGAGCCACGTCCGGCCCGTTCGACCCCGGCGCCTGGGAAGAGACCACCGTCGAGACAATCACCGGACCAGACGGGCGCAAGCGCGTCAAGAACGCTCACCAGGACGCCATCGTCGGGCCGGTCGTCGCCGGCGTCGCCCAGTCCAACAGCCGCGCGCTCACATACGTCGCTCTCGCCGGATGGCGACCGGACGGGCTGCCACAGGTCGAGATCGTCACCGGACGCTACGGCCCCGACTGGGTGGCGGAGTGGCTGACGCACAAGGACCGCAAGGGTCGGATCAAGGCAGTCACTGGGCAGGCTCGCGGTGCTCCGGAGTCCACTCTGATCAAGAAGCTCAAGGCTGACCGGAAATTCCGGATGCCGTTGCACGACCTCGCGGGCTCGGATCTGCTCGACGCATACGCCGATGCGGACGACGCCCTCCGAGCGCGCCGCGTCTGGCACACACCGTGGCCGGCCCTCGACCTCGCCGCTCAGACCGCCGAGCGGAAGGCGCTCGCCGGTGGCACCTGGGTGCTCGATCCGGTGAAGTCACCGGTGGACATCGCCGCGCTGCGCGCGTGGATCGCGGCGCTATGGCTCTTGCACAACCACAAGCCCGAGGCGCCGCCCCCGCCGCCGTCGGCGCAGATCCTCACCCGCGACAACGTCGGGACGTCCGGCGACGTTGACCTGGCGGTCGCCCGATTCTGACAGGAGGCCCGCCCTTGGCTGAGATCGGATACCAGACCGGCGCGCTGCAGGGCTGGGCCGGCATGCTGGCCGAAGTCAGCGAGACGAACCCGGACCTGATCTGGCCGCTGTCCAACAACGTCTTCGACCGGATGCGCCGCGAGGACTCGCAGGTGATGTCGGTGCTGCGGGCGGTCACGCTGCCGATGCAGGAGTCGGAGTGGATGCTCGACGCGACGGGCGTGCGCGACGAGGTCGCGCAGCTCGTGGCCGACGACCTGAACCTCGGGATCGTGGGGCGCGAGCGGGTGGCGCCGCTTCGGACCAAGGGCCGGTTCTCCTGGGACGAGTTCCTGCGTCTCGCGCTCCTCGAGCTCGTGTTCGGGCACTCCGTGTTCGAGCAGGTCTACGACATCGACACCGCCGGCCGGACACGCCTCGCCAAGCTCGCTTGGCGGCCGCCCCGCACGATCGCCGACTTCAAGGTCGAGCGGGACGGTGGCCTGTCCGCGATCGTCCAGCACGGGCAGGGCGGCAACAGCCCCGTCGAGATCCCCGTCAAGCGACTCGTCGTGTTCGTGAACGAACGCGAGGGAGCCAACTGGGTCGGAGTCTCCCTGCTGCGCGCGGCGTACAAAATGTGGCTCCTCAAGGACCGCACGCTGCGCGTGCAGGCGCTTGCCGCGGAACGGAATGGACTTGGTCTGCCGGTCTATACCAGCGCGGCGCCGCCCGCGACGGCGGATTACGACGAGGTGATGCAGTGGCTCGAAGCGGAGATCGCGCGGGGACTGGCGATCGCGAAGGGTGCGCGAGCCGGTGACGCTGCCGGAGCGGCGCTCCCGCATGGGGCTCAGCTGAAGTTCTCAGGCGTCGAGGGCCGTCTGCCGGACCTGGACAAGCAGATCCGGTATTACGACGAGCAGATCGGCCGGACGGTCCTCGCCAACTTCCTGAACCTCGGCGGCGACAACTCGACCGGGTCATACGCCCTGGGTGACACGTTCGAGAGCTTCTTCACCCGCTCCCTGAACGGGCTCGGGCGCCACATCACCACGACCGTGCAGCAGCACGTCATCGAGGACCTCGTCGACGCGAACTGGGGACCCATGGAGCCGGCCCCCCGGCTCGTTCCCCCGAAAATCGGCGCGGAGTACCCCGCGACGGCTGAGGCGATCCGCGCGCTGCTGGAGTCCGGAGCGATCCGGTGGAACCCGGCCCTCGAGGCGCACCTCCGCGCGAAGTACGGGCTACCCGTCATGTCGACCACGAGCGAGGCGGATACGGCCGCTCAAGGCGGCGACGCGGGCGAAGCCCGAGAGGTGGCCGAGGTGATCCAGAAGGTGTACCTCGGCGTCGGCCCGGTGGTCACTCGCGAAGAAGCGCGCGCCATCGTGCGCCGCGCAGGGGCCGAACTGGCCCCCGATCAGGAAGCCGATGCCGAGTCCGAGGAGGCCGCATGAGCCGCAACCCGAACCGCTACTGGGGTAGCACCCCCGTCCCAAAGTCCAAGGCAGAGTTCTTCAACGCCGTGACCGCGCCCGCCCCGTCGGGAGAGGGAACCGTTGCCACCATCCGGCTGTACGGGCCCATCGACTCCTGGGGTGGCTGGTGGGGGATCAACACCAAGGAGGTCGGCGCTGTGCTGGACGCCCTGCCCGACTCGGTCGAGCAGATCATCCTCCGCATCAACTCGCCCGGCGGTGAAGTGTTCGAGGGCGTCTCCATCCTCAACATGCTCCGTGCGCACAAGGCGCGGGTCACCGCGGTCGTCGACGGCCTCGCCGCGTCGGCCGCGTCCGTGATCGCGGCCGGCGCGGACGAGACCGTCATGTCGCCGGGCACGCAGATGATGATCCACAAGCCGTCGGTCATCATGTGGGGCGACGCCGACGGCCTGCGCCACGAGGCCGGCGTGCTCGACTCGATCGAGTCCTCGCTAATCGACATTTACCGCGACAAGGCCGGCGAGAAGGACTGGCCCCGGCTACTCGCCGAGGAGACCTGGTTCTCCGCCAAGGAGGCGGTGGAGGCGGGTCTCGCCGACCGCACCGCCGTGATCCCGGACGCCGGCGAGACGGAGACGGTCGGCGCCGAGGTCGTCGAGATCGACGACGACACCAACGAGGACGTCGACAACCTCATCCTGCTGCGCCCAGCGGCGCGCGGCCGCGGCACCTACGCCGCTTCCATGCCCCCGGACTCGACCGAGCCGGGTACCACCACCACCACGGAGGGGCTCAACATGAGCGATACATTCCTGGCTGGCGTTCGCGAGCGGCTCGGCGTCACGGCCGAGGCTTCGGAGGAGGCGGTTCTCGCCGCACTCGACGAAGCGCTCGACGAGCAGGCCGACAACACCCCGGTCGCGGCGCTCCCCGCCGGCACCGTCGCGATCGACGCGACCGTGCTCGAGGAGCTGCAGGCCAACGCCCGAGCCGGCGCCGAAGCGCGCGCCGAGCAGGAGCGCACCCGTCGCGACGCGATCATCGACGCGGCGCTCCGGGACGGCCGCATCACGTCGAACTCCGCGCCCACCTGGCGCGAGCAGCTCGACGTGAACGAGGAAGGCACCACTGCCCTCCTCAACGGACTCGCGGCCAACACCGCGACCCCCGTCCGCGAGATCGGTCACTCGGACTCGCTCACCAGCGCGGAGGACGCGCTGTACAACGAGGTCTTCGGATCTGACGAGGAGGTGGCCTGATGGCCGACTACCTGCCCAAGTTCGACAGCGGCGAGCCCTTCACGGCGGTCACCTCGGCGGCCGTGACCGGTGGGCGCGTGCTCACCGTCTCCGGCGCCGGAACCGTCGCGCACGCCGGCGCCGACGCGGCTGCGACGACCCTCGTGGGCGTCGCCGGCTTCGACGCGGCCTCCGGGGACCGGGTCACCGTGTACCCCCTCAAGGGTGCCGTCCACAAGCTCACCGCCGGTGCGGCGATCGCGGCTGGCGCCTCGATCGGCACGCTCGCCGGCGGGAAGGTCGACGACGCGGGAACCAACCGGTTCGCCGTCGCGCTCACCGCGGCTGCCGCCGACGGCGACATCATCGAAGCCGTCTGCTGAAAGGAGACCTCGGAATGGCTTCCTACACCTACCCGACTGCACACCCGTCGGGCACGCTCACTGCCGAACAGGCGCGACTCGCGCTTGGCAGCAACCGCATCATCGCGCGGCGTCTCGCCGACATCACGCAGATGCGGTTCATCGCCGACTACCTCCTCGCAGACCGTCTCGACGCGTCCGCAGGCGGTGTCTTCTACGAGACAGGGGAGCAGACGTTCGCGCCGGCGAACTCCGAGCTCGTCGCCCCCGCCGCCAGCTACCCCAAGGTCGTCCTCCCCGAGGGAGTGCTCGAGGCGGCTCGCGCCGTTAAGCGCGGCCTCGGCACGGACGTCACCGACGAGAAGCTGGCGGAGCGCGGCGGAAGCGTCCTCGTCCGCGCCCTGCTGAAGCTGGCGAACACCGTCATCCGCGACGTCGACACCGTCGCCATGGCCGTGATCTCCAGCGTCGTCACCTCGACGTTCGCGTCGCCCGGTGGCGCGTGGGACTCGGCCGGCGACGTCGTCCGGGCGCTGCAGGCCATCCGCACCCAGCGCGCGGATCTCGGTCTCGGAATCGACCTCGACACGGTCGTGCTCAGCGGCGACGACTTCGCCACGCTCGTCGGCATGTTCATCAACGACGGCGCGCTGCCGCGTGAGGCGGCCGGCAACCCGGCGATCACCGGCTCCATTCCGCTGGACCTGTACGGGTTCAACTGGGTGACCACGCCGCACTACACCGGCGCGAACCCGCTCCTCGTCGACCGCGAGCAGCTCGGCGGCATGGCCGACCAGCGACTCAACTCGCCGGACTGGGCGACCTACGGCAACTCCGGGGTCGAGGGCCAGTCCGAGCGCGTCACCGGCGCCGACAAGTGGACGGTGCGCGCTCGCCGCGTCACGGTCCCGGTCGTCCTCGAGCCGCTCGCCGGCGTGCAGATCACCGGCACGGGACTGTGAGGCGCTGACCGATGAGCGCATCGTACGAAGTGACCGGCGGGGCCGTCGTGCTCCGCACGCCCACTAACTCGTCGCAGTACCTCTACCGGGGTGCGGTGATCGACGGCAGCGGGTTCACCAAGGAGAGCGTCGATCACGCTCTCGCGATCGGCCTGATCGAGGAGCGCAAGGCCCCGAAGGCCAGCAACTCCAAGGCCGCCCCGGAGCCCTACAAGGGTGTCTCCGTCGCGGACCTGAAGGCCGAGCTGGACAAGCGGAACGAGGGTCGCGAGGACGACGCGAAGATCGTCCCCGCCGAGCCGGGCAATCGACCGGAGATCGTCGCGGCGCTGGTTGCCGACGACGAGAAGCAGTCGTGACACGAAGGGGGCGATGATGGCGATCTCAGAGGCAGACTTCCCGGGCGTCGAGGAAGACCTCGCGTTGCGGGTGCTCGCTCGAGCTCGCGTCATCGCCCCCTGCATCGACTCGATCGAATACGGCTCGCCGCACTACAAGACCGCGGTGGCCATCCTCAAAGGGGTCATCGCGGAGATGCCCGAGCCGGGATCTCGGCGGGTGAAGCAGATGAGCCGCAACGGCACATCTATCACCCTCGACGACGTGGCCTCGGCGTTCTCGGCGGATGACGTCCAATCGCTGCGGGCGCTGTGCGGCGCTGGGCGCTCGCCGGCGCTGCCGCGGGGCTCGTTCCCGGAGATCAGTATCGTCGACCGGCTGTGGCCGAAGGAGACATACCCGTGAGCTGGCCGGTCGCGTTCTTCTTCCCTCACGACGTCTCGATCCGCCGACTGCGCGGCCGCGGGGGCATGGGGGAATCCTTCGACGAGCCGCAGCCGTCGATCGCTGAGGTGATCGACGAGCAGAAGCTTGTGCGCAACGCCGCCGGTCAGGAGGTCGTCTCCTCCACGCGGGTGACCGTGCCGGCCGACACGGCCGTGACGCTCGGCTCACTCGTGACCGTCTGGCCGAGCACCCCGCGTCAGCGAGAGGCGGCCGTGATCACGATCGCCAACGAGGTCAACGTGCCGCCGCTGCCGTCGTTCCTGGTGCTCTCGCTCGAGTAGGAAGGAGCGCGATCGTGAAGATGTACTTCCCGATCCTCACCGCCGTCGAGAAGGCCGCCCAGGACGCGAACCGAGAAATCGGCCGCACCGTGCTCAAGCGAGCACGCGAGCTCAGCCCCACCGACACCGGCGATTCCGACAAGTCCGGTTTCACCGCGACCGAGGACCTGACCACGCAAGTGGGGTTCACCTCGATCGTCTCGCGTCTACAGCACGAGAAGCTCGAGTGGCGCCACGACGGCGGCGGCCAGCCGAAGTTCCTCGAGACGGCCGCCGCTGAGGTCGACGTCGAGGGCATCCAAGCCCGTCACCTCCGGGAGGCGCTCGGTGGCTGACTCGATGGACGACGTCACCCTCACCAAGACCATCTGCTCGCTGCTCGGCGAGATCGACGGGTGGGTGTGGGCCGACGCCGACGAGCACACCTACGACCTCGACGAGGTCGCGGTCGCATACGGGCGTCTCCACGACAGCCCCGACCAGGGTGTCGCCGTCCGCGTGTACATGACCGACGACGACCGCCGCCGGCATCTGAACTGGCGGCGCGTACAGCTCTACCACCGCGGCGCCCCCCGCCGTCCCGACGGCGCCGACGCGCTCGCCGCCCGATCGTTCGCGCGACTTCAGGGGCTCTCCCGAGTCCACGGCATCAGCGGCGCCGAGCGGCTCTCCATGTCGCCCCTCGGGGCGGACGGCAACGGCCGCGAAGAGCGAGCCGACAACTACCTCATCACCCTCGACAACCCGGAGGCATCGACGACATGAGCACCGCTGACCGCTACCGCCAGGCCGGGATGCGCCCGCCCCGCGACACCGAAGAGTTCCCCTCTGAGTCGTGGACGGTCGAGCGCCTGCGCACCTACGCGGACGACAACCGCATCGACCTGGGGGAAGCGACCCTCAAGGCCGACATCCTCGCCGCTGTGACGGCGGCACCGATCGATCAGTCAGACCCCTTCCTGGAGGCATGAGCCATGAGCACCCCCCTTCCCGCCGGCACCACGCTCGGCAAGTCCTACGAGTACGGACTCGACGTCAACGTCGGCACCAGCGAGACGCCGGACTGGCAGCCGTTCCGTCGCATCTTCAACTTCAACTTCACCCCGACCCCGGTCACCACCGACGCGCAGACGTACGACGACCTCGGCGCGCAGAACCAGTCGGTGACGGGCTGGTCGTGGGCGCTGGCGTTCTCCTCGCAGATCAACCGTGACGCCACCACCGGCGCGTACCTCGAGGAGATCGAGGCGCTGCGCCAGGCGACGCTCCCCACCGCGAAGGGCGCGGACGCGCAGGTCGAGGTGCGCTGGTACCACAAGCCGGAGTCGGGCGAGCCGAACCCGACCGACGCCGGCCAGGGCATCGCGACCGTGGCGTACACCCGCTCCAACACCGGCCCTGACGGGTCCATCGAGGTGTGGGCGTGGACCCTCACCGGTGTCGGCCCGTACACGGAGATCGCGAACCCCTACACCGGTCCCACTCCGTGACAGCGGTCGACTTCGCCAACTGGGTGAAGCCGGACCTCGAACTACCCTGGCGCGGGCGCACCTTCGCGGTGCGCCCGCCCAGCGTCGCCGACGCCCGAATGGTCATGGCGTTGGCGCTGCGATTCGAGGTCGGCGCTGACGCCATGCCGTCCGAGATCAACGAACTCCTCGAGGGTCTCCCGGAGGACGGCCACCCTGCCCTCGGGTCGACCTACGCCGAGCTCGTCGAGGCGGGAGTAGACCCGTGGACCCTTGGGCGCATGGGCGTATACGCCACGCTGTTCTGGGCGCGATCCCGTGAGTACGCCGACGTCGTCGCGGTGCAGCTGTGGGGCGAGCACTCTGCAGCTCGCACCAGCGAGAAAACCCGAGAGGGCGGCGATGCCCGCCCAAAAGGATCGAGGAGTGGACCGCCGAAGACTGGGCGCAGTACGGCATCGGCGATCCCGTCAGCTACGACGAGAACGGCGTCCCGATCTTCCGGGACTACCGGCAGATCCCGCGCGAAGCCCAGCACGTAGAGAGTCCGCTCCTTCCTGGCGCGGTCATCGTCGATGGGTCACTTCTTGGCATCCTCACCAACTGGCGCCTCGTCATCGACGACATGCTCGCGATCTACCGTCTCGACCTCTACGACCCCGCGGTGCTGGCCCGCCCTTGGCCGGGCGTACGCACCGCGCTGTACGGACTCCTCGACCGCCCCGAGTCACGACTCAGAGCGGCGCTGACACGAAGGGCAGGTAGCTGATGGCCCTACGCGCCGCAGAGATCGAGACCCTGTTCACCGCCAACACACAGCCGGTCGAAAAGGCCGAGAAGGACATCAAGTCCACCGGGCAGCGGATAGAGAAGAACCCGATCACCGCCAAGGTCGACGCGAAGGTCGCCCCCGCGCTCGCCGGTCTGATGCAGGTGGAGAACGGCGCGGAGCGGATTCGGAAGGCCAAGACGGCCGCGACGATCGATGCGAACATCGAGCGGGCCGAGTCTCAGCTGACTCGAGTGGTCGAGCGCCTCGACTACCTCCGCACAGTCGAACCGACTCTCGAGGTCGGCGCGGACATCAAGCGCGCGGAGGCGCAGCTGCAGAAGGTGCAGCGAAACCTCGAGGGACTGCGGTCAGTGCGAGCCACGATCGAGGTGGACGCTGATGCGTCGCAGGCGGTCGCTGAGCTTGACGAGCTGCGGCGCCAGGCGCGCACCGGCGGCAAGCAGGCGGGTGAGGACGCCGGGGCTGAGGTTGAGAGCGGCATCATGGCGTCCCTCGCGGCGCTCCCGATCGCTGGTGCGATCGTCGGTGTAGGGATCGTGGCCGGCAAGGCGCTGGCGAGGGGCATCGAAGACGGCCTGCAGGTGGAGGTTGGATTCGACCGCCTCGGAGCACTGACCGGTCTGGACGAGGCGGCCGCGCAGCGTATCGGTCGGGGCGCGGGCGAAGCGTACGCGAACGTCTTCGGGCAGTCGATCGCCGCAAACATGGACACTGCGCGGATCGCGCTCCAGTCCGGCCTCCTCGATGAGGCCTCGACCTCCCGCGACTCACAGCGTATCGTCCAAGGCCTTTCTGGGATCGCGGACGTCCTCGGCGAGGAGGTGCAGCCGGTCGCCCGCGCCGTGACGCAGCTGCTCCGCACAGGTCTCGCACGCAGCGCCGACGAGGCCTTCGACATCCTCGCCACCGGCGCCCGCGAGGGTGTGAACATCGGCGAGGACCTCCTCGATACGTACAACGAGTACTCGACCCAGTTCCGGAAGCTCGGCATCGACGGTCCTCAGTCCCTCGGTCTACTGAACCAGGCGCTGCGCGCCGGCGCCCGCGACAGCGACATCGCCGCCGATGCGCTCAAGGAATTCGCGATCCGCGCAACCGACCCCGCCTACGCGGAGGCGTTCAACGAGATCGGATTCTCCTGGGAGGAGCTCTCCGGACGGATCGCGGCGGGCGGCCCGGATGCGGCGGCCGCGCTCGACGAGACGCTCGACAAAATCCGCGCAATCGAGGATCCAGCGGAGCGAAGCGCAGCGGCGATGACCATCTTCGGCACGCAGGCGGAAGACATGGCCGCCGCGCTGAATGCTATGGATCTGACGACCGCGGTCGACGAGCTCAACGGGGTTGAGGGCGCTGCGCAGCGCATGTTCGACACCCTCGCCAACAACGACGCGACGAAGATCGAGCAGGCGCGACGCAACATAGAGGTGGCCTTCCAGGGCATTCAGGGCGCCGCGGCCGCCGCGTTCGCGGAGCCCCTCACGGAGCTCGCCGACTTCGTGTCTGAGAACCGTGGTCCGCTGACCCAATTCCTCCTGGATCTCGCCAACGGTGCTCTCGACTTCGGTGACAGTCTGGTGGAGGGGACAGCTACTGGCACCGAGGCGCTGGGTGGTTTCGTTTCCGGCCCGCTGGCGGACTTCGTCTTCTCCGTCGCGGACATCCTTGGCAAGCTGCCGTGGCCATTCAATCAGGACACATCCGGCCTGAAGGAAGCGGCGGACGAGTTGCGGGGCTTCTCCGACGTCACTGACCTCGCGGCGGACACCATCCGTGAGGACCTGGGCGGGGCTATCGACGATGCCCGAACGCGGCTCAACGACTTCGGGGAACCGGTCGTGGCGATGGGGTACCTGAACGACGCCTCCCTGCGTCTGGCGGAGTCAATCGGTCAGGTCGGTTCTGAGTCAGGGACGATGGAGGAGCAGGTGCGCGCGGCGGTCGCGGCCCTTTCCGACGAGGTGTCCGCCGCTGACGCGGCGGGGGAGTCGCAGGAGAACCTTCGGGATCGGTACGCGGCTGGCACGCAGGCTCTCCTCGATCAGATGATCCAGAGCGGGCTGACTCGGGAAGAGGCGCAGGCCTTGATCGACACGGTTCTGTCGACCCCCGTGCAGCAATCGACCACGTTCAATTCCAACGCGCGTGACGAGCAAGCGAAGGTGCAGTCTCTCGCGGATCGTATCGTCACCCTGCCCGATGGTTCGGTGATTATCACCGCCGACACCACGCCCGCTCGCAACGGCTTCGAGGGATTCATTCAGTCGGCCACGGGACGGCGGATCGCAGTGTACGTGGACGCCTATGGCGGTCGTTCGTATCAGAACGAGGGGTCAACCATTCGCTACGAGGCTCGCGGAGACATCCTCGAGTTCATGGCCTCCGGCGGGATTCGGGGTGCGTTCGATCCGATGCCCTCGATCGCTCAGATGGTTTCTCCGAACACCTACCGGGTGGTCGGAGACCGTGGAGACGTCGACGAGGCATACATCCCGCTCGACAGATCGGCACGTTCGATGGCGATTCTCCTGGAGGCAATGCGTCGGATGGGTGTCATGCCCATGGCGGACGGCGGCCTCGCCCAGTCGACGAGGGCATCGACGGGGGCTTCGCGGCCTGCGCAGGTCATTCAGTACATCCGCACCGAGCAGACCGACCCGCGATTGCAGGCGCGGGCGTGGGGACGAGAAGCGGAGAGGGGATTCGCGTCGTCATGAGCACCACCATCCAGCTCGACTCGATCGTCTTTTCAGATTCCGATGTCGAGGGGTGGGCTTTCCTGTCGCTCACTGACTGGTGGGGATCAACAGCCAACAAGGTGGAAGCAAGGGAGAGGCCGCAGGCTCACGGGTCATTTCAGCGGGCACGCTCGCTGCGATCCTCGCGGGCGATCTCATTTGTGGCCCGGTATCGCGGGGCTGATCACCTCGAGGTGGAGCGCGCGTTCGACGCGCTCTCCGCCACTGGCGCGGAGACGCCCGTCGTGATGCGGGTCACCACCGAGGACGGAAGCTGGTGGCGTTGGGTCTCGGTCGAGGCAGTCACGCCGGAGAGCACGAGAAATCGGTGGTTCGGTCAGGCAACCGTTGATGTTCTCGCCGAGGACGGGCGCAGATACGCAGACGCAAGCTGGTTGTCTACCGCACCGCCGACAGAGGGTGCGGGGTTGGAGTGGCCGGCCGTGTGGCCGGCCGTGTGGCCCGGCGGGGGTGTCGATGGGCGAGTGACTCTGGCGAACACGGGGCGGGCACCGTCGGCGCCGAGCTTCCAGCTCAAGGGCGGGTTCGATACCGCGACGGTGACGTGCATGGAGACGGGCGCGCGGATCGGGTTCGACCGGTACGTCCCGCCCGGGTCCACCGTCCTGATCGACACCGCGACCCGGCGGGCCGTGATCGATGACCAGTCGGACGTGTCCCGGTGGCTGCGGTTCCGGGAGTGGGAGACCGTGCCGCCTGGGTCGTCCCGCGCCTACCAGTTCGACGTCACCGGCGCGTCCGGGTCACCGACTCTTGAGGGGCGGGTGTTCCCGGCATGGTGGTGAGAGCGTACGTGTTCGAGATCCGCGGTGGTCAGCTGATCGCGGAGCCCGAGCCGTTGACGATCTCGTGGTCGAATACCTCGAACACCCCGGAGACGGTCGACATCACGATCGACCTGAACAGCCCCGCTGAGGCGGCACGGAACTGGCCGAACCTGGGCGCCGCCTGGAAGCACGGGATTGCGGTCGACATCGAGGGGCGCCTTCTGGGTGGCCCGATCATGCCGCACGACTTCGATGACGACGGCAGTTCGCTGACCCTCACCGCCCGTGGCATCCGCGTCGCGCTCGCGCGCCGCCACATCCTCCCCGTCGAGGCGCTCACCGAGTCGCTCGTCACCGCCGCCGGGGTGCCGGATGTGACAAAGGACACCCTGATCAACGGGTACGACCTCGGCACCATCGGGAAAAAGATCACCGAGCAGGCGTTCACCTGGCCCGGGTGGACGGACATTCCGATCACGTTCCACCCCGACCGTGCCGGCAGCCGGTACCGCCGGTACGCCGCCGTGGATCTCGAAAGCATCGACGACGCGCTCGCTGACCTGTCCGGGGTGCAGAACGGCCCAGACTTCCGGTTCCAGCTCGTCTGGACCAGTGAGGACACCATCGGGTGGGTGTTCCAGTCCGGGACCGAGACGCAGCCGCGCCTGCAGTCCACCGACGTGTTCGCGTGGGAGGTCGGTGAAGGCTCCGGGCTCAGCGTGAAGACGAACCCGTCTCTGATGGGGTCGGTGTCCTGGTCGGTCGGTGGCCGTTCGGATGACCGCACCGAGATCGCGATGATGTACGACCCGTACCTCGTCGAGCAGGGTTACCCGCTCCTTGAGCTGCAGTCGGATGCGTCGGCGAACACGAGCGAGGTCGCGACCCTTGAGTCCTGGAACGTCGAGACGCTGCGCACCGCGCGGCGTCCGTGGGAGTTCTGGTCGTTCAAGGTCCGCGCCGACCTTCCGCCGTTCCCGGGGGAGTACAACCCCGGCGACCTGATCGACGTGATCGTCACGAAGGATGCTCCGGTCTCCGGCGGGTATGTGCCGCCGGGAACGTACCGGCGCCGCATAGCCGGCATGTCTGGTGATGAGCGAGGCGAGTGGGTGGAGATCACCTGCGGGGAGGCGTACGACGGTGGCTAACCCAACCCCACCCCGTGAGGGCGCCGGCGATGTCGTCGACCGGATCCGGCGCCTTGAGCTGGAGCTGAAGCGGCTCAAGGCCCCCTCGGGAACGCAGCGGGTCGGATCAGTCGCGCAGCTCGAGGCGACCGTCGCCTACCTCGCCAGCCTGCAGACAAAAGGGTCGCCGCCGGTGTCGAACTTCACAACGCCGACCATCCCGAACGACGCCACCCAGTACTGGTACGCGACCTCACCGGACTGCCGAATCGACGACATCAACATACCCACCGGTCAGTGCCTGATCGAAGCGTCCGTCGGCGAAGCATCGCTGACCCCTGGCGGGTCCTTCGTCATCGGGTACGTGGGCTACTCCTTGCGCGACGCGAACGGTGTCGCGATCCCCGGCGCGGGGCTCGGCCAGAAGACCGGGCGCCTGTACACGGACATCCGCCTGGGCATGTCGATATCCACGGGCGCCCAACTGGTCGAGATCGACCAGGAGCTGTATCCAGGCCCCTACGTCGCGCGCGGCTTCGTCGGGATGTGGGCGGCGACCATGAACACCACCCCGGTGTCCGGGGTGTTCCAGGGGCTCGCGTTGCGCGTGCAAGTCATCGGCGAAGGCGTCTTCGCATAACACCCACTGGAGGATCCCTGTGGCTCTCACCGATTCTTTCCCCACCGAGGACGGCGGTGGTCTGTCGATCACCGACACCCGCCTGATCTTCGCTGGCCTGATCGCCCGCGACGCGACCGGCGCGCCCCGCCTCGGGGTGTTCCCGACGCACATGAACCCGCTCGTGACCGGCACCTCCGGGATGTCGTACTCTGTGGCGGCGTTCGTCGCTGCGACGTCGCGGAACGGGTCCGGTGTCGAGCTCGTCGCGAACGACGGAGCCACGACGGTCGCGACCACCGCGGCGCCGGGGTCGAACTCCCGCATCGACGTGATCTGGGTGCGGTGCCGGTTCCCGTCGTACACCGACTCGGGACAGACCACGCCGGTGTTCGGTGTCACGCAGGGCACCGCGTCAGGCACGCCTACGAAGCCGGCCATCCCGGCTGGTGCGTACGAGCTCGCGACCGCGACCGTCCCGTCGACGGCGACCGCGACGAACAGCGGTGTCGTGATCACGCAGACGTACCGGTACACAGCAGCAGCCGGCGGGGTTGTGTTCCTGCGGAACCAGACCGAGATGGACGCCTGGGCTCCGGCGGACGGGTCGCTCGCGTACCGGATCGACGAGGACCGCATGCGCACCCGCCTCGACGGGTCCTGGGACACACCCCTTCCGCCTTTGTTCGAAGGCCGGTTCCGGCGCTCCGACGGGCAGCAGGTGATCAACGCCGGTGCGAACACCCTCATGCGGTGGGAGGGCACCCCGACGAACACCCTGGGTGGGACGGCGACGTCGGGCGCGAACGGTGCGACCTATGTCCTCGGTCCCGGCACGTACTGGTACACGGCGACGCTGAAGGTGTCGTTCGGTGCGCAGAACTACTCGCAGATGATCGTGTCCTCCGCGGGCGCGACGACGTTGCTCTCCGACGAGAGCGAGTGGCAGACCCCGTCCGGGTTCTTCGAGATGGCTGTGACACGGCTGCTGCACGTGGAGACGTCAGCGAATGTCGCCACCTACGTCATCTCGAACAACGCCGGGACGATGCGTCTCGACGGGTACGTCCGGATCGTGAGGGCTTGATCATGGCTGAACGGTTCCCGGACCAGACGCTCGCGGAGACTCTGAGGATCACGGGTGCTCCTGTGATTCTCACGGTGAACGAGCATGGTGTGCCTTGCTACGTCGGCCTCGACGAGAACGGCGAGCTTGTCCTCGTCAGCCCGGAGGATGACCGGGGAGACCCTGAACCGGAACCGGATCATGAGGGTTGATCTCGGCGGCGGCCGCGGGTGGCTGGAGGACCCGGCCGCGCGCTCGATAGCTCGCATCGACCGGGAGATCGGGCACCGGTGCCAGATCACCGAGGCCGGCCGAACCGAGGAGAAGCAGCTCGAGCACTGGAACAACTACCAGCGCAACGGCTACCCGATCGCTCTGTCGCCCTACCCACCACCGCGCGGCAACGGGCCGAGCGTTCACCAGCTCGGGGCCGCCATCGACTCCAACGAGGCGCAGCGCTTCGTAGCCCTCATGGAGCGTCACGGGTGGCGCCGCACCGTGTACCGCAACGGCGTGCTCGTCGAGCCGTGGCACTTCGAGTACTTCTGGTCCCTCGACCAGCACCGCAACGAAACGATCACGCTCGCCCAGGTCGGCGGGGTGTGGACCTTCCAGGAGGAGGACGACATGGGAACCCTCGACAACACCGAGCAGAACTATCAGACGTTCGCGAGCTGGCTGCAGCGCGCGTTCAAGTTCGACGTGCGCCCAGGCGGCAAGGGTGCAAACTGGCAGCTCGGCCCCACAGTCTTCGAGCTCCTCAGCGCCGCTGACGACTCCGGCGACATCAAGGCGATCGCGGTCAAGATGACCGACGAGGACCGACAGGCGATCGCGGCCGAGGTCGCGAAGTCGATCGTCGTCCCCTCGGGTGCGTCGAAGGCTGACGTCGCGGCGGCGATCGACGCTGGCCTGGCGAAGCTCGTTCTCAAGCCGGCCAGCTGATGCCGGAGGAGCCGTCGATCCCCGTCATCGTCGAGCGGCTCGCGAACGTCCAGGACGACGTCACCGAGATCAAACGGAACATGGCGACGCGCACCGACCAAGCGCACGTCGACGACCGCATCAAAGATCTCGTGGCCGCGTTGGCGTCGGAGCGGGCTGAGCGTGTTGCGGCGGTCGAGAAGGAAGCCCTCGCCCGCCATGCTGCCGTCGACAAGGAGGCAGGGGAGCGCAAGAAGGTTGCCGAGCGACTGCAGGTGGTCGAGGACCGCATGGAGGCACGCAAGTACAACGTCGGCATCGCGATCGCCCTATCGGTGCTCGCTTCCGGGCTCGGCGTCATCACTCTCGCCTTCCGACCACTGTTCGGAGGCTGACCGTGACCAGAGCATTCAGAGCTCGAGCGCTCTTCATCGCCTTGATCGCCGCAATGTCGGTGTCATTGCTCGCGCTCGGGACGTTCACGATCGTGAACCTGTCCACCCGCCTCGCCGCGGCGAACGACCGCAACACTCGGCAGGCGGAACAGATCAGCGTTCTCCTCGACGACCTCCACGCATCCCAACTGAACGCTCAGGATCTGTACGACCAACTGCTCGAGCTCGGCCAGGACCCTGACGGAGACGCACCGGCCGACGTCGTCACGGTGCCTGGTGAGGCGGGTGAGCCCGGCGAGACCGGACCGCGAGGTGTCCCCGGCCCACCCGGCCCGACAGGCGACCAGGGTGCACCGGGAGAACCGGGCGAGGACGGCGCCACGGGCGCGTCAGGCCCACCAGGAGCAGACGGGGCGCCCGGAACACCGGGCGAGTCTGTCGTAGGCCCACAGGGGCCGGCAGGTCCCGCAGGACCCAAAGGCGAGCCCGGACCTGCCGGTCAGTCCGCGTTCCCGTTCAGCTTCACCTTCACCGACGCGCTCGGCACCCAGCAGACGTGCGTCATCACATCCCCCACCGAAGGCGCCTGCACCCCCGCGGCGCCCGAACTTATCGAGTGACCAGGAGGTCATCATGAACATCGGCCACTACGCGAAGGCGATCACCTACATCGCCCTCGCCACCGCCGCGGTGCTCGTCACCGCACTCACCGACAACCAGGTCACGATCGAGGAGCTCATCAACATCCTCATCGCCCTTGCTGGCGCCGTGATCGTCTACCTCGTCCCCAACCTGGAGGACGGCCCGGGCCAGTACCTGAAGACGATCATGACCTTCGGCATCGCCGCGGGCATCGCCATCGCCTCCTTCCTGAGCGGCGGAGTCACCCTCTCGGAGTGGGTGCAGGTCGCGATCGCCGCCTTCGCTGGCATCGGTGTCTACGTCGTCCCGAACGAACCGCCCGTCGCGTTCGCGGAGCTCGGCGAGGTCGAATACCTCACCGGCCCGGCAGCGGAGTGAGACATGTCCGGGAGGGTGCGGCGCGAGCTGCTCTGGCTCGCCCTCCTGGACATCGACCTCGCCCTGCTCGTCGTCATCTGCATCCTGATGGTCGCCCGCATGTGAAGCGGCGCGTCGTCTGGGCGGCGCTCGCCGCAGCCCTCCTCTTCACGATCTACACATCACCCTTCTCGCGAGCGGAGTAACGCCGATGCCCTTCCCCGAGTACGTTCCTACCCGCGTCATCAGCGTCGGCGGTGCGATGGTCCTCGAGTCCGCCGACCTGCTGAAGGTGCGGGTGACGGTGACCGGGTCCAGGTCGTTGATCTGGGATGCCACCGGATACCGGTTCGAGAACCTCCGTGTCGCCGCGACGTCGGCGGAGGGCAGCGAGGTGCAGATCGTGCTGCCTCGCACCGATGTGCAGGGGTGGAAGGATGCCCGCACCGGCGCGATTATCGACGTCTCCGCGCCGGACGCCTACTCGCACCGCTACACCGCGCTGGTCGAGTTCCTCACCAGCGACAACCGTGCCGCCGGCATCCCGCCGGTGACCCTCGGCCCGTTCGTGCTCCCCGCCGGTGACGGTGTCGTGGATCTTGACAAGACCGTGCCGGCATCCTCGACCGCGGGCGACGTCGTTTCGGTGCCAGACTTCTGGGGGACCCTCGTCGCCGAGGCGCAGGCGGCGGCGTCGGAGGCGGCCGCGGCGCTGGTGGACTCGGACAGCTTCATCGCCTCCCGAATCACCACGCCCGGCACCCAGACGGAACAGGCCTTTAGTTCCGCGATTGTGGCCAGCGTCGCTCCTGCCGCGGCGACTGCTGTCGACGCTGCTGTGGCGGCGACGGACTGGGGAACCGTTGTCGCTGAGTCCTCGGGGCTGTTCGTCCCGGCGATGGAGTTCGCCACTGTCGCGGGGACCCCCACGCTGAACACGACGAGTCACGGCCTGCCGATGTGGCTGATGTCGCCGAACGCGACACAGGTGGTCGGGTGCTCGATCAACCTGGGGCAGCGCACGCCGACGCTGGTGGACATCGACATCGAGTGGACCAACGTGTCCGCCGTCGCCGGCACGGTGCAGCTGCAGCTTCGCTGGGCCGCGGTCGGTGAGGGCACGAACCTGTCGTCGCTGAACGAGTCCGCATCGACCAAGACGCTGCTGTTGACCGCGCCCGCGCAGCGCCGCGTGCGCCGCACGAACATTGCCAGCGCCGTGACGATCCCCCCGGGCGCGACCCGCTTCACCGTCCGCACCACGGGCGTCGGTAGCCTCGGCGCGAACCAGATCGGCCTCATCAAAGTCATCGTCCGCCCGGTCGCGCGTCTCGCCGCGAACCGCCGTCAGGAGTCACCGCTGCCTGGCACTCTGGACAACACCTACAACAACAACGCGGGCGCGTTCATCCGCGACAACGTTGTGACCGTGGGTGACAACCAGTACGCCGTGTGGGTGGACAACGCCCGCAAGCCGATCATCGGCAAGCGGGTCCGCACCGCGGGTACCTGGGGCGCGTGGTCCACGTTCGACCTGTCCACGATCAGCGGCAACCCGCTCGGATCACCGGTCGACCCGGACGGGCACAACACGTTCTCCATCGGCGTCGACGGTGAAGGCCGCATCCATGTCTCGGGCGACCACCACGACGACCCGCTCAAGATCGTCCGCTCCAACGCCGCGCACAACATCACCGCGTGGAGCGTCCCCGACGTCTCCGGCATTCCGTCCGCAAACCGCAACTCCATCACCTACCCGCAGTTCCTCACCAGCCCGCTGGACGGGTCGCTGTGGCTGGTCGTGCGGCAGGGTGGGTCCGGAAACGGTGCGTACTTCATCAACCGATGGAGCTTCACCAACCAGCGGTGGGAGCACATCTCCCGCCCCATCTCCGGCTTCACCGTGGACGGGGCCGCGCAGAACGAGTCGCCCTACGTCAACACCCCGGCCATCGGCCCGGATGGGAAGTGGCACCTGTTCTTCATGTGGCGCGAAACCGACGACCTCGCCACCACGCACGACTTCGGCTACATCCGCAGCACCGACGCCTCCGCTACGGCGTGGACCACCGCCGACGGAACCGCCGTCCCGGCGACCACCCTGCCGCAGCACACTGCACCGTTCATCGCTACAGGGTTCTTCGACCAGATCAACCAGTGTGGGGCGGCGGTCGATTCGTCCAACCGCCCGCACTCGGTTATGTGGGTGCGTTCGCCCGCGACGAGCGGGCCGTCGATCCTCCGTCACTACTGGTGGGATGGTGCCCTCTGGCACCAGGATGACCTCGTCTTCGCTCCGGGTGCATCACCCACGTTCCGATCGCGCCCGCAGACGTGGGCGTACGGATCGCGGGTGTTCTGCCACTACGCCGATTATCCAGTGGTCGGCATTGAGGGCGCCGTCGCGCCTCGGTCATTCACACGCTGGTGGGTCCGAGAGATTACCCCCGGCGATGTCGCCCGTCTCCTGCCCTTCGTGTTCCTCGACGAAAACCTCGGTAACGCGGAATTGCCCTTCGACTCCCGTGGCCTTGGCGATGGGAAGCTGACGATTCTGGTCACCAAGACCGGTCCGAACGGGGACAGCGGCGGCCTCGCGTCGCTCAACAACGAGCCCGGACGTTTGGTCACGCTCGATCTTGCGACCATCGTCGCCTCACCGCCGGTCTAGCGCACGAGTTCGCGTGCTCGGGCCCCCGACCGCCTCTGTGTGGGGTGCGGTGCGGGGGCCCGAGGGTCGGTGGCGAGGGTCAGGCCGAACAGGGCGGCGGGGATGAACCACGTCGGGAAAGTGATGTAGGTCGAGTCGATGACGAGGCCGATCAGGAGCGCGAGCAGGATGACCCGCCACTCTGGTCGCCGCCTCATCAACGTCAGAACGGCGACGATCAGCAGAGCTACGCCGACAATGCCGAGCTGCACGAGGACACCCGCCCACCCGTCAACCACGATCGCGCGGGACTGCATCCCGAAGATGTAGTCCAACGGCTGCATGCTGGCGATCGTGGTCTCCCATGCGGTGGTGCGGCCGGCGCCACCCGACGCGAGAACTGCGTCGATGGTGTAGCGGCGGGCGAGGTCGGGCTGCAGCGTGAGCACGGTTATCGCCGCGACTGCTGTCACTGCGACGATCCCGAACCGCCACCGGAAGCTGCCACGCCCGAGGAGGAGTACGAACACGGGGATCGCGGCGGCAAGGATCGCGGTCCGTGACCCGGACAGCCCGATCGCGAGCGTCGCCCCAACCAGAATCGCGATGTCGAGTTTCGTGCCTTTGCGGTGCAGCAGCCGGATCGTGGAGTACAGCAGGAACACTGCGGCGGTCATCCCGTAGATGTTGCCGTTATGATACGTCGAGGGAATCTTGGAGTAGTTCTCCCCGGACTCCACGTAGATGACGTTGTGCTTCTCGGTGATGTCGTCGCCCAGGGCGTATGTGAGACCGGGGACGGCGGTGGTTTCGATGCCGCCGACGAACTGCACGCACGCGTACGCGACGGACAGCAGGAACCCCCATTGCAGAGCTCGACCGAACCGGGGATCGAACCCGGTCGTGCTGGTGCTGAACGCGAGCATGATGATGGGGAGTCCCGCCCAGGCGACGAACGCGAACACGCTCGCGCCACCGTCACCCATGAACTGCGCCGACTTGGCCGTGACGAACACGAGGTAAGCGCCGACGGCGAGGAGCGTCACGGGTCCGTGGGCGGCGCGGGGCGTCTTCGCCCACATGATCAGCACCGCGAGGATGAGCCCGAACAGGAACACCGGGAATGGGAAGTCCGCGACCCGGACGCCGGCTTTCGGGAACGCGGCTGTCAGGAACGCCAGCGTGCTCGCCGCTGCAATCGGGTGATGCCACGCCCACAGCCCGGACAGCAGCAGCACGATCACGGCGACACCGATCACCGGCTGCGAGAGGGTGAGCAGGACCGCCCCGACGACGACGGCTCCAAAAACGATGGCGCCGCCCGCTCGGGTGATCGTCTGCATGCGGGCACCCTATCTCACTCCGTGTCGGCCGCTATGCTCAGCGGCATGCTCGCGCGATGGTTCCCCTACTGGCTGGTGGTCACCGCGCTCGCTCTCGCTGGCCTCGGCTACCTGAACCTCTGGATCGTCCCCGACCCCGGCACCCTCGACTGGACGCTTCGCTGGGTCGGTTCCGCCGCAGTCATCTACCTCGTCTACGGCGTCCTCGCCTACGTGATCGTCCGATGGGACCGCGCGCGAGACGACTAGCCCCACTTCCTCTCAGATAGGGCCTGTTGCTCCGTCATATGTATGGGCCGCCGCAGTTTCCCTCGCACCATCACGACATTGCCCCCGGGCGCCTCTCCCAGAACTTCCTGGGAGGAGCGCCCGGGGGCTTTTCGTCGTGCCTAGAATCGGGGTCTCCCGAAGATGGGAGCGGCCCGAACGAGTGCTACCAACACTCGCCGGGCCTAGCCGAAACCAGCCTTACCTGGAGACGACCATGGCTCACAATAGCCCTGTCCGCGCCGCGCGCGCACTGACCGAATCGGATGTCGCGGTCGCGACGTTCCTGGCCCGCTACACCGGCCCCACCCACAAGACCTACACCGCAGCGTTGCGACGGTTCCAGGACTGGTACGGCCCCGACATCCTCCACGCCACCCGCGCGGACATCGAGCTGTTCAGCCACCACCTCCAGGACGGAGAGGGCCTGAAGCGCTCCACCGTCGCCGGCTACCTCGTGGTGCTGAGCTCGTTCTTCAAGGTCGCTCTCGCGGACGCCCGGATCACCGTCGACCCCACCGTCATGGTGCGGCGCCCGCGGGTGTACTACGACCCCGCACGGCTGACCGGGCTCACCCGCCACGACCTCGAGAAGCTGCTGCTCACCGCCGACCAGCGGTCACCGCAGCACGCCGCCCTCGTGATCCTCCTCGGCGGCCTCGGCCTGCGCGCGTCCGAGGCGGCCGCGGTGCGGATCGAGGACTTCGCCGGGTACGACCGCGGCCACCGCGTGCTGCGTCTCGTCGGGAAGGGCGGCAAGCCCGCCACCATCCCCATCCCACCGCTGATCGCCCGCATCCTCGACCACGCCGCCGGCGCCCGCACAGAGGGGCACCTGATCCGCACCCGCACTGGGCGACACCTCACCCGCCACGACGTCTACCGGTGGCTCCGCACCCTCGGGAAGCAGGCCGGGCTAGGTCACATCCACCCGCACCAGCTGCGGCATGCGATGGCGTCGATCGCGCTCGAGGCCGGCGCCAGCCTCCGCGAGGTGCAGGAAGCTGGCCGGTGGGCGGACATCCGCATGGTCGAGCACTACGACCGGAACCGGCTCAGCCTCGACCGTCACGCCGCCTACAAGGTCAGTGCGCACCTGTCGGGCATCGCCGACCGGATCGCGTCATGACCGGCGGGTGACGGCGTTGCGCCACACCACGACGCTGCGTCGACCGCCGTCGTCTTCCCACTCGATGATGACGACGCGGTCGTTCCAGCCGGACGCCTCCGCGGGGATGCGGGATGCGGGATCATCGGCCCAAGAGATCCACGCCCACACCTTCGGCAGCTGGCCGCGGGGCGCCCACTGGATTGGCTGCGGCCCGTAGGCGTTGCTCCCGAGCGTGCACGCGCGGCGCCGGCTGGTGCCTTGCTCGATGCGTCGATCGTTGAGGCGGTCGTAGTGCGCCTCGTAGCGGCGATTGTTTGTCACGGGTGGCCGGGGGTCCTTCCTCCGGCCGAGACTGATCGAGTCTACGTGAAGGTCTCTACTCCAGCGCGGTGGCGCAAGCGGCCAGGGAGGTGTCGAGGGCGTCGCGCAACGTCTCGTAATCGACGTCTGGATCAGCCGGCGTGCCGGCGGTGTAGCGCTGGTCGATGGCGTGCAACTGCTCCAGCGCGCGGCCGAGGGACAGGGAGAGGGAGCCTGTGGAGCTCTGCTGTGCGGTCTCGAACCGCTCGATAACGTCGGTCAGCACGGCCGGGTCGGCAGCCTCGCGATCCGCTGCGTAAGTGCCAAAGAAGTCCACCGCGTCGTCGAAAGCCCCGCCGGCGAGGTAGGTGCAGGGCTCGACGTTGGGCGACGCCGTGGCCGCACCCTGAGCTGCGTCGTCGAGTTGAGGCGTTTGTGGGCTCGGCGCCGCGCAGCCGGCGAGGGTCCCGGTTGCGAGGATAGCGACGAGGGTAGCGGCGGCGACGCGGCCGGACAAGATCATGGCCGCCAGCCTAGCCATCGCGCTTGCTAGTGAGGAGTTAGCACCGCCGCCGCGAGGACGCCGCGCCGCTTTGCGCCGTCGGGCACCTTCGTGTAGACCTGCGTCGTCGCGACTGACGAGTGGCCCAGGAGCTCCTGGACGGCACGGATATCGCCGCCCGTGCCGACGTAGGTGATTGACGCGAAGCGGTGGCGGAGTGGGTGAGCGCTGACGCCGACAGGCAGCGCGCGGCTCACCAGCTTCGACACGTAGGGTGCCGAGAGGTGACCGTTGTCGCGTCCGGGGAAGAGGTAGCCGGGTGGGTGCTCGAGGATGCGCGCAGCGAGAGCGTCGGTGAGAGGAACGACGCGCTCCTTGTCACCTTTGCCGTGCACGTGCAGGTGGTAACCGTCAACGTCCCGGAGGACGTCGCGCGTCTGCACGAGCGCGATCTCACGACACCGCAACCCAGCCTCGGCCGCGAGCCGCACCATCAGGCGCGTGCGCTCGTCGGAGGTCATGATCCCGAACTGAACGGCATCTTCGCCAGCAGGACGCGGGACTCCGGGGGCCACGCTGATGACGGGCAGGTCGACAGCGGGATCTTCGGCGACCAAGCCACTCTTCGCCGCCCAGCGAAAGAACGACCGGAACGTCGTCCGGAACGAACGCGCGTAGGCGCGGGACCACTCTGGACGTGACAGCCAGTCCAGGAGGTCGGTGTCCGCGACGTCGCGCGGCTGCAGGCCGGTCTCAACAGCGAACCGGCGCAGGTGGTAGGAACGGAGTTTCTGTGTCGTCAGGGGTTGTTTAGAGGCACCCAGCCAGCGGACGTAATCGGCGAGGGTGTGCTCCCATTCCCCAGTTGGTATAAGCACACGCATTCTCCACCCTGAATCGGCATGAGCCCGCGGGGAAGGGGATTCCCAGTTGTCGCCTGGCCGGGTAGGGTCGCGTCTACCTGTAGGACGGGTCGTCATTGGCCGCGGTTCCGTGGGCCGCGGTTCAGCTTCCGGCGGTTCCGTGGGCGATCGGCCGCCGGCTCGGCCCATACCCAGTGGGTTCTGGGTTCAAGTCCCAGGGGGCGCACCATCTGCTCCCCGTCCTCCTCGCGAGGGCGGGGAGCTTCTGTCGTTTCACCGAAGAGATAGCCCACGGTAGTGCCGAGGGCGTCGGCGGCCGCCACGACCTGCGCAGCGCTCCAGGAGAGCTTCCCGCGCAGGCGCTTCGCGACCGAGCTCTGGTCCATACCGACCCGCGCGCCAAAAGCGGTCTGCGTGATGCGGCGGTCCCACATGAGCTGGTGAACGCGACGACCGATCTCGGCGTCCACGTTCGGGGCGACAGTTGATGCCTCTGATGACGACATAGGCACAAGCTAGCGCAATGCGGAAATTTGAGCAATATCGGAAAGGTGTTTGACGGATTAGGAAACTGGTGCCTATCCTCCCGATATGGCTCAGATTCCTAATCCGTCACCGGATGACCGACTGATGCCGGGCGACGCGGCCCGCATCCTCGGAGTCACCCCCAAGACGCTCGCCTCCATGCCCGGCCTGAACCCCATCGTCCTCCCCTCCGGCCACCGGCGCTACATCCGCAGCGAGATCGAGGCCCTCCTGGCAGGTGCCGCGTGATCCGATTCATGGCGCTCGCCGCCGTCTTCGGGTCGGTCGCGGTATGCACGCAGCTGACCCCGGTCGGCCTCCCTCTCGCTGGTGCCCTGGTGGTGCTGGCCGCATACCTGGCGGTTCGCCTCTCCCCGGAGGAGCTCGCCGCCCGTCGAACCGGCGCATCCCACAGCGCCGGCCCCCAGTCCGGGGCGCGCGTGGCGTCCCCCGCGCCCTCACCTGCGCCCCAGCAGGCGTGCGCCCCGGACGTCCCCCGAGTGGTGGTGGCGTGATGGACGCGGCCGCACTCACGATCGCGCTGCTGTCGCTGGCGATCTCGGTCGCGATCGGTGCGCGGATGATCGTGCAGAGCCGTCCTCGCCCTCGCGTGATCGATCCGCACGACGACCCCGCTCAGGCGATCTCCCGCTTCGACCGGATGGACGGCGTCGACATCTTTCGTGGTGGTCCGCGCGAGGACGAGCGGTGACCGTGGTCGAGCTCGAGCAACCCCGGGACCTGATCCCTCGGTGGCTCGGGCACGGCGACCTGCACGTCGCCGTCCGCGCCGGGCACGTGTACCTGCGTGCCGAAGACGTCGAGCGCCTCGCCGGCATCCCGCCGTGGGCGCACGGCGAAACACTGCTCGGCGACGCCTGGCCGCTTGAGATCGACGGCTACCCCTACTACGAACTCGAGGACGCGATCGCCCGGTGCGAGTCCGAAGCGACCGAGACCGCGGCCACGTTCCTCCAGTGGCTCGACACCACCCTCGCGCAGCTGCTCACCGACGAAGCGCTCGACCTCGCCGCACCAACCCCCGGCTTCATCGGCTCACACCCGGTGCGTGTCGCAGCTCAGATCCTCGACAGCGACCCCGCGATCCGCATCGGTCAGAACTCCCTGTTCGCCCACATGGCCGACCAGGGCTGGATCACCCGCGCGCAGGCTGACAACCCGGCGTGGCGCGAGTGGCAGATCACCCCCACCGCCCGCCGCCGCGGCGTGCTCACCATCCGCAACGTCGCGATCCCCTCGCCCGGCATGAAGCGACGCCGCACCTACCCGCAGATCTACATCACACCAGCGGGCATGGACGAACTCCGTCGCACCCTCCACGCCCTGAACCCCAAGCCCACCCTGGCCGGCACCCACCCGACCCTCTTCGAAGACTGAGGAGCACCACCCGTGAGCCCCACACCCACCGTTCGCACCGACGCGCCCACTTGGCTCGTCTGGGTTGGCACCTTCGCCGCCCTCGCCTTCCTCAACATCGGCATCCCGGCGCTCGCCGAAGTCGCTACCTGGACCCTCGGATGAACCGGCGGCGCAAGATCGCTGCCGGTGGTGTGCTGCCGCCCTACCGGCGTGACTACGAACGCATCGTGGTCCTGGCTATCGGCGTGGCCGCTGTCCTCGTCGGGGCGCTCCTCGTCGTCGGGGTCGAGGTGACATCGTGACCGCGAACGTTGCACTCGAGGACCTGGTCGTCGGGGATGAGATCCTCGACCTCCTCTGCGCGGGAAAGGTCACCGCGATCAACCCCCTCACTCGCAGCGACGGGCGCGAGGTCGGCATGCTCGTCGTCGACCTCGATGACGGGGGAGCGATCTACGGGCTCCCGGCCCGAACGGTCTGTCGCACTCGTGAGGCCGCCGCGACGGCCGAGAAGTCGGAGCGGCCATCATGAGCGAGCGCACGGAAGGCCGCGTGTGCCCGCCCGACCACAAGCACGGTGAGACCCTCACTTGCCGGTACACGCACAAGTGCAGCTGCGCTGACTGCCTGATCGCGGCCCGCGACTACGGATACTGGCGCCGCCACATGCTCGCCGCCGGACGCACGGACGTCTTCGACTCCCTGATCCCCGCCCGCGGCGTCCGCCGCCGCGTCGAAGCACTCATGGCCATCGGCTGGTCACAGTCCGCGCTCGCTGCCCACGTAGGCCACCGACAGGTCGTCATCACGCAGTGGCTCCGGAACCAGTTCGTCCAACGCTCCACGCACATCCGGGTCGCTGAGGTGTACGAGCGGTTGTCAGTCATGACACCGCCCACGGACACCAAGTCGCAGAGGATGAGCGTGAACCGCACCCTCGCGCTCTCCAGACGCCGAGGTTATGCACCGCCGCTCGCGTGGGACGACATCGACAACGACCACGGACCCGCTGAAATCACAGGTGAGGACGTCGTCGACGACGTCGCCGTCGCACTGGCCATCAGCGGCCAGAGGGTGACCCTGACCGTGCGGGAACGGCACATCGTCGTGCGGGAGCTCAACGCCCGCGGGATGAACGACGGCCGAATCGCGGAGCACACCGACGTCGACATCCGCACGATCGGCCGCGACCGGAAGCTCCTCGGCATCGATGCCGCCGAGCCGGAGTACAAGATCCACCTGATCTCGCACGCTGAGGCCGCGAGAATCCCTGGCCAGACAAGAGCGTTCGCAGCATGAAGACCATCACATTTCGCTGGCTCGTACGCCAGACCGCGATCCGAAACCCCCGATTCGGCGAGACCCGGGAGGACGTTCTTCGGTGGGGTGTGTATCCGTACATCCAGCGACCCGACGGGTACCGGGTGTTTCCCGACCAGGATCACCCGTTCTCCACTCACCGGTCGCTCGAGGCAGCCCACGCGGCCGCGCGCCGCGAGTGCGAACGCCGGTACGGCGCGCCCGTCAAGCAGCCGCCGACGCAGATCGAGACAGCGTTGCGGGTCATCCGCAGTCGCGAAGCCATGCGCGCCCGCAGGGGTGCATGATGCGCTCCGAGCTTGAGCTGCACGGCACTGCTCACCCCGACGACGCGACGTGGATCCTCCACTTCGGCTACCCGACGAACCCGGTGCCCATGAACGGGTCGCAGGGAAACCCACGCGCCAACGCCCGCAAGGCCAAGCAGATCCGCCTCCGCGCCGCCTACCTGGCGCGCAGCGCCGGCATCCCGCTCCTCGGCCGCTGCCGCGCTCAGGTGACCTGGTGGGTGGCGATCAATCGCACCCGTGACACCGACAACCTCGCGCGTCTCGAGAAGCCGATGTACGACGGACTGGTCGACGCGTGCGTGGTTCCCGACGACCGTCCTGCGTTCATGGAGAAGCCCCGCCCCGTCATTCAGCATCTGAGCGAGGCCGGCGGCCTCGTCACCGTCCCGTGCTTCACCCTCACCGTCACTCGTGTCGACCTCGAAGACGAGTGGGGAGACGGAACCCCCCGGCTCGGAAGCGAAGACGCATGACCCGCCTCACCGACGAGCAGCTGCTCACATTCGAACGCGACCACCCCCGCAATACGGGGCGCAAGGAAGAGAAGATCCGCGACCAGCTCCAGATCACCCCCGCCCGCTACCACCAGCTCCTCGGCCGCCTGATCTGGACCGAAGAAGCCCTCCGCATCGACCCCATGCTGACCAACCGCCTCCGCCGCATCTCCCGCGCCCGCCTCCTCGAACGCGCTCGCCGCGTTGGCGGCTGACCCGCCCAGGAAGGACATCCCACCCATGTCGACTCCGACCATGCATATCGAGACGGTGAACCCTGCCGATCTCGGCGTCCTCGATCAGGCTCGCGCTGACGCGACGCCAGACGACCAGCTCGTCGCCTCCGTGAAGCGGTACGGAATCATGCAGCCCCCGACTGTCGCGTTCGACCCTGAGCGCGGCGGCTATGTGATCGTGATGGGCCACCGCCGTGTGGGTGCAGCGATCGCCGCGGGCCTCACCGAGATCAGCGTGCTCGTGCGTGAGATCGACGTCGACGAGGACGCGGTGAAGCTCGAGCAGCAGATCGTCGAGAACGAACGCCGCAAGGGGCTAACCGCGGCTGAGCTCGCTCAGGGCTATCAGAAGCTGCAGCTGTTCGGTCGCACCCCAGAGGACATCGCCCGCGAGTTGGCGGAGAAGCCCGACCGGGTGCGCGCCGGCCTCCGCATCGTCGCATCGAAGACCGCCGCGACCCTCGTCGATGAGGAACCGTCGATCGACTTCGAGCAGGCCGCGATCATCGCCGAGTTCGACGAGCACCCGAAGCTGCAGAGGAAACTCATCGAGACCGCCACGACCCGGCCCGAGAACTTTCGTCGTGACGTCGAGACCACGCGGGCGGAAGCCGTTCTCGCAACCAAGGTCGCTGAGCTCAAGCAGTATCTGAAAGACGAGGGCACCACACTCGTCGAGACCCTCACCTACAGTGGCGCCGACTGGTGGTCCGGCAAAGGTGTATCTGGCGGGCCAGGCCGAACCCTGCCGCGCCTCGGTATCCAGCCCGACGCGCACCAGGCCTGCCCCGGACACGCCGCCATTATCGAGGGCGCCTCCGCCTACGCTCCGAACGGCGTGAAGATCGTCTACGTCTGCACCGACTGGCGGGCCAACGGACACACCGAACCCGAGCGGGCCGTCGAGAAGACCCCCGAGCGGCTGGAACGGGAAGCGGAATGGGCGCGCGCCGAAGAGGAACGACGCAAGCGCCGCGAACTGATCAAGGCCAACACCCGCGCCCGCCGCGAGTGGATCCACGGCTACCTCACCACCGGCAGGCTCCGACCCACGGCCACCCACTTCGACATCATGGCCGCCGCCCTGCAGGCCGAGATCATCTGGCGCAACGGAGCCCAACACGGCATCATCCTCGAGCTCCTCACCGGAGACCCCCGAGACCGCACCTCCTGGGAAGCGGACGAGAACGACCTCGTCGCCAACATCACCGACCCGGCAATCTCCAACCTCCGCATCATCCTCGCCGCAGCGCTCGCCGTGTTCGAGGGCATGCTGGAGGCGCCGCTGTGCGAGAGGTACTGGGCCTTCCTCGAGGAGCAGGGCTACCCACTCACCGACACGGACCGCGAACACCTCGCGCGAGTCCACCAGGCGACCGCTGAAGAGGCCGCCGAGAGTGACGGTGACGATGTCGAGCCGCAGGATGCCGACGAGGCCGAAGCGGACGCATCGTGAGCTACCCACGGTGGGGGAGTCACACCTACGGCGACGGCACTCCCGTCCCGCTCCGCGCCGAACGGTGCGTCAGCCACCTCAAGGGTTCTAAGGCGCACGCGTGCCGGGAGCACAGTACCCACACCGCTCCTCACCGCTGCATCTGCGGCGTCCGCTGGAACGCCGCCGGGCAGGTCGTCAAGTGAGCCCAAGACCGCGGGAGCACGGCACCCCGGAAGGTTACGAAGCCGGCTGCACCAAGCACGAGAAGTGCCCCGCCACCCCCGTGCACGGCCTCAGCTGCGAGACCGCTTACTTCAGGTTCATCAGCGAAGAACGCCGTTACATGGACGCCCGCCGCCGCGACCCCCGCGCCGCCGCGATCGCCCGAAGACTCGGGCTCCGACCCACCCCGGTCACGCCGTCGCCCATCGACAACGCGATCACCATCCGCGAAGAGACCACCGCGGGGACGCGCAGCGCCGGGACGGCCACCACGCGGCGCGCCCCCGCGGTCCCCAAGCCTGCACAGCCCCTTGCAGAGCGCGCCCATGACACCACCCCCCAGGAAGACGCCGGCGCCCCGGCGATCGAGAGAGAGGCGCCGACCGCACCCAGCGAGCCGGTAGCCAAGGTCGAGGCGATGGGGCACCCCACCCACTCCCACCGCAAGGAAGCACCCATGCCCAAGAACCCGGCACCCACCACGAACCGCTCGAAGCCCACCAAGAAGAAGACCACAGCCCCTCGCAAGGCCGCGCCCGCACCCGAGATCACCACCGACCAATGGACCCACGGCCTCACCCCCGCACAGAAGACCCGGAAGCTCCGCGAGATCCGCGACTGGTGCCGAGCCAACGGATTCCCCAGCGTCCCCATCAAGGGACGCATCGCCCAGGACGCGCTCGCCGCCTACGCAGCGCACTCGGGAGAAGGATCGAAGGAGGGCGCCAAGCGGGTCGATGCGCCGATCGAAGATCAGGTGGCAGTGGCCGTGTCGCCGGTTGCTCAGTCCAACGAGTTCACCGACATCCTGGACGAGACCAGAGAGCGCGTTGCCGACATCGAGCAGTCACCAGCGCCGGAGTGGCGTGATGAAGCGTTCGAGGCTGCGATCCAGGCTGCTGTGGAGCAGGCGCCGTCGCTCTCGTCGGCGATCGACGCGCACCCCCGGCCGGAATGGGGTGATGTGCCCGAGGGGCGCGAGGAGCTCCTGACATCGCGCGAGGAAGCCCGAAGCCTCGCGGTGCGGCTCGAGCAGGAGCTCGCCAAGGTCACCGAGGAGAGGGACGCTGCGCAGAGGTCCATGGTGCTGGCACTGATCCAGTGGGCCGACGGCCAGAAGCAGCTGGAGGCAGCGCGCCGTGAGGTTGCCGGAGCCTCGGCCGAGGTGATGCAGGCGCGGCGCGCGAACTACGCGCTGGCGAAGCTGAGGCGCGTCCACGTATCGCAGCACCGCCGGTTCCTTCGTCGGAGCCGGTGACCCATGGCGATGCATGCCGCCGTCGACCCTGACTGCAGGCACGGCAAACACGGAGCCTGCCCGGAGTGGACCTGGGACGAGGTGTACGACAAGCCCGCGGTCTGTCAGTGCGCGTGCCACGACGCCGAGAGGCGGCTGTCGGCGCCGCTGGCGAGGGAGAGCGACTCATGAACCTCGAATGGTTGGTCGAGCAGTGCCGGATCGCTGCGCGCAATCTGGCCGCAGCCGGCGACTACTCAGCGGCTGCCGCCCTGGACGCGTTGGCCGATCAGCTCGAGGCCGATAGCGCACGCATCCAGGAGGAGCACTGGCGAGCCGCGGGCTGGACCCCGCCCGCGGCTCCAGAACCAGAGGTTGGTGCCCAGTGAGAACGCTTCTGGACCTGTACTGCTGCCAGGGCGGCGCCTCGCGAGGTTACGCGGACGCGGGCTACACCGTCGTCGGAGTGGACATGGACCCGCAACCGCGGTACCCGTTTCCGTTCCTTCAGATGGACGCTCTCGAGGCGTTGCGGGGCCTGCTCCGCGGCGACTGGCTGACGTTCACGAGGCCGGATGGTGTGCCCGTGTTCGGCAACCTGGACACGATCGGCGCTATTCACGCGAGCCCGCCCTGCCAGGCGCACACCAAGGCGTGGAAGATCAACAAGCGCGAGCACCCGAAGCTGATCGCACCCACCCGTGAGCTGCTGATCGAGACGGGCAAGCCTTACGTCATCGAGAACGTCGAGGAGGCGCGCGACGAACTTGTTGACCCGGTGATGCTGTGCGGTGAGACGTTTGAGTTGGAGACCTACCGTCACCGGCTGTTCGAGACCAACTGGCCGATGTGGACGCACGAGCACCTGCCGCATCTCGCGAGAACGACGAAGATGGGCCGCGCCTACGTCCCTGGTGAGTACATGCACATCGTCGGAAACTTCTCCGGCGTCGATCACGCCCGCCGCATCATGGGCATGCCGTGGGCAAACCGAGACGGTCTACGCGAAGCGATCCCGCCGGCGTACACCGAGTTCATCGGGCGGCAGATGCTGCACGTGAACGTGATGGCGGGTCCAGAACAACAGGTTCGTGCAAAAGAAGGAGGCCAGTGATGCGCACCGTGTGGAAGTTCTCGATACCCATCTACCGGGACGTGGTGGGCACGTTCCAGGTGCCGAACGGGAGCCGCGTCGTCCACGTTGCCAGCGAGACGCTGAACCCCGGCTCCCTGAGCGAACCGGGCGTGAGTCTCTGGTTCGAGGTGCCCAATGCCGACGCCGACCGCGAGTTCCGCGTGTTCGAGGTGTTCGGCACTGGCCACAACATCCCTGACGGCGCGGGTGCGTTCGTGGGGACGGCGCTCATCCCCGACCACGGCCTGGTGCTGCACGTCTACGAGCGGAACACAGACCACACGGATGGGGGCCAGTGATGCGTTGCGGATATTGCGGGCGCTTCATGCGCCTCGCCGACCTCGGCTGGGAGTACGGCGACGAGTGGGTTTGCTCACAGCAGTCGGCGCACATCCTCTCGGACCCAGGGCATTGGTCGGTCTATGTTGTCGCCCACGACATCGGTGACGGGCAAACCTACACCGGCCCGTGGCCAGCGCACGACCTGACGCCCAATCAACTCCGGGCGGTCCTCGGCATGGACTCCGAACCGACTGGTGAGGGGTCCAGCGATGCCTAGCGCGATCATGAAGCCGAAGCGAGACCAGGACTTCTACGTCCGGTACTCGACCATTGTGGACAGCCCCTGCGAGTCCGGCACGCGTGCGGCGATGATCGCGTTCGGCCATGACCCAGAACGGCTCGATCGCGCCGACGAGACCGGCACATCTGCACTGTGGGGCTATACCGACGACACGCTCTGGCTTGGGTGGCAGGACACCACGATCCAGGTGCGAGAGGGTGTCAGCGATCCCACCGCGCCGGAAGACGCATGGTGGGGCAGGATCGCTCGGGCTGATCTGCGCGCGTTCTGCGAGACCTTGGGCGCCGACGGGAACTTCCACCCTCCCGCAGGAATGGTGACGTGGGAGCTGCCTGGGCGGACGGGTGAGGGGACGCGATGATCCGCCGCAGTCGCCTGCTCCGAGTCCTCGCCGCCGCGCCGCGCATCGCCGTGATGACCTACGCCAGCGCGCAGCCCCGATTCGTTCCTGAGATCCGCCATAACCACCGCATCCCCAAGAGGAGTCATCGATGAGCGATCGGCTGACAGCGCAGGAGCAACAGATTGCAACACGACTCCTTGCGGGACTCACTCATAAGGAGATCGGCGCGCAGCTCTTCCTGTCGCCCAAGACGATCGAGTACCACGTCGGCAAGATGCGACGGCGTCTCGGGGCAGGAAACCGCAGCGACCTCTTCGCGAAGCTGCGCGCCGCGATGAACCGCGACACAGCTGTCTGACGACCGCGATCACCACCCATAACCCGTCACAGGAAGGAACGCTCATGCTGGATCGACGCTGGCACCGCGCCATCGAAGCCTTCCTCCGTCACGAGCGCGCCGGTAGCAAGAGCGAGCAGACGATACAGGCGCGCCGCCACCAGCTCGAGCACCTTGCCCGGAACGTGAGCGCCACCCCCTGGCATCTCACCGTCGACGAGCTTCGGGACTTCGTTGCTTCGAAGGACTGGGCCAAAGAGACGCGCCGCGGCCGCCGCACGACCTACGTCCGCTTCTACGCCTGGGCGCTCGCCGAAGGGTTCGTGACGGAGAACATCGCCGAGCGCCTTCCAAAGGTGCCATCGTCGATGGGCAAGCCTCGGCCCGCTCCTGACCGCGCGTACCACGAAGCGCTGCTCGCCGCCCACCCGCGCGAGGCGCTCATGCTCCGCCTGGCCGCCGAGGTAGGGATGCGGCGGGCCGAGGTCGCGAAGGTGCACACCGACGATCTCGTCGAGGACTTCGTCGACTACAGCCTCGTGGTGCACGGCAAGGGCGACAAGGACCGCGTGGTCCCGTTGCCCCGCAGCTTGGGCGAAGCCATCGCCGGCGCGCCCTCCGGGTACCTGTTCCCCGGCGACGACGACGGCCACCTATCGCCCCGGTACGTCGGGAAGCTGATCGCCCGCCTCCTCCCTGACGGCTTCACGATGCATACCCTCCGCCACCGGTTCGCGACCCGGCTCTACGCCTCACGGCGGGACATCCTCCTCGTCCAGGCCATGCTCGGCCATGCATCCGTCGGAACCACCCAGCGCTACGTCGAGTTTGATCACCGCGTCATGCGCGACGCCGTCGAAGACCTCGCCGCCAACGACCAGCCACGAAAGGACGGAGTCGCATGAGCGCCCGCCCCACCTACGCGATGACCTACGTCGCCTACTGGCCACACGCCAACGTCCTCAAGGTCGGTCGCGCCTGGCGCAGCTCACGCCTCGCGATGCTCCGCATGTCCGGCGCCCGAATCATCCTGTGCATGCGCAACACCGACGGCTCGTGGGAGAGATGGGCGCTCAGACGACTACGTCGCTGGTTCCCTCAGGCGTTCCGCAACTGGCGCGAGGCAGAGGACCTGCTCTTCCGCGGTCGCGGATGGACGGAGTGCTTCACCGTCAGCGAGTACCACCTGCAGCTCGCCGTCGAGCTGTGCATCGAAGGATTTGCGAGAGGAAACGAACAGGGTGTCAACACGAACGTGGCCGCAGAGGATCATCAGCGAAGCGGATCTACGGTTCGCCGGCTATCTGCGCGCCCCGCACGAAGCGAAGGTGACGGCCCTCGGCCTGTGGCCCAGGACCGACCTTGCCGGCAGGAGACCCCTGGACATCACCGAGATCGCCGCAGAGCTGTACCCGGAGGACGACCCTCTGGAAGCAGAGACTCGCGTCGAGCTGCACATCCTGATGCTCGAGGAGTCTGGGTTCTTGGTGACCTATGTGGCCGACGGCGAGGAATGGCTCGCACTACACCGACCACTGCGCGGCGACCGACGCGGCCGGGCCGCAACATCACCGGAACCCCCTCAGACGGCCTACACGGCGCGCTCGCCGCTTTCCATGGAATCCGTGGCTGTGGAGAGGGAGCGCGCGTGGGCGCGCGAGAGAGCGCGGGAGAGGGTGCGAGGGGAGGAGGAGGCAGACGCCCGGAGGTGGGACGCGTGGAGGGCGCAAGCTCAGACTCCGTCGCGTCGACGTCCGGAGCGGCCGCTGCTTCTCTCAGCTCCTCCGCTGGGGTGTGCGGATCATCCGGACGGTACTCAGGAGCCCTGCGGGCCATGCGGCACCGCTCGGAAGTACCACGAGAGATGGTTGGCGCGGGAACGCTACGAGGATCAGTTGGCCGTGTTCGACGAGGACAACACCGAGGGAGCATCGCCCAATGATGACGAGCCGTTCTGAGCGATGCGTCCGAGGATGCGTCGAGGTCGGTGTTCACTTCGCCGAGTGCCCGAGCTTCGGCGTGAAGGATGGAGACTGCTCTGGCTGCGCACCCATGCCGCTGCACCGCGACACTGTGGTCTGCGTCGACTGCAACCGACGCATCCGCGGCATGCTCCGCAACGCCGGTGACCTTCTCGGGAGGCTCCGCTCGCTGTCCGCTCAGGGCAAGGCCGCCGTGTACTCGCACGCGAAGGTGCCAGCGAGCCCGGCGTCGGCTCCCGATCAGGTGGATTCCGCTCTCCTGGATGCGATCACCCAGATCGAGCGAACACTCTCAGCCTGGTCTCGACTGTTCAACATCTACACGCTGGTCGGTCTCGACGACGTCCTGGCGGATCCCGATCAGGTCGAGCGGTTGTGGGCGGCGTTGTTCGACATCCACGTCGAGGACGCGGAGGGTGTTCGGTGGCAGTGGTCGTTGGCTGACGCGGCTTCCAAGTGGGGTATCGAGCGCCGCGACCGCCACGTGTACCCGACGAGCGAAGGGGCTGACGACTTCGACGTCGTTGTCACGCCCGTGACCGAGTGGAATAACCCGCTTCTCACCTCGAGGGATGCCGCCCGACGTGCCGGCGTGACGGAGAGGCAGCTGCGCAAGTGGGTGCAGGCGGAGGTGATCCGGCCCGCAGCGAAGGTTCGCGATGCCCGGGGCGTGGTGACACGTTGGTTCCGCGCGTCTGAGATCGACGACACAGCGAAGCTCATGAAGGATCGCCGACACGCGGGAGTTGCGAATCCGCCAGAGTGAGGACCGAGGTGCGTGCTACGCTGTGCGTGCACGGAACCTATGCCTAGAGCCTCACCCATCGGGTGGGGCTCTTCTGGTTCTGCCGGCACTTCTCTTGGGTGGGGGAGCAGCCGGCTTGGCGGTCGTCCGGTTCGGGGTTCCTCCGACGACCGCCGCCCCACCGTGACACGCGACCACAACAACCTTGCGCGCAGTCGCTCGTTGATCCGGTGGGGCTCATACGTGAATGGGGTGGACTCCGGCCAGCGAGGCTTGGGGTCCACCCCGGCACGGTGTTGGGAGCGAAAGCATGGCGGCTCCACGAGATCTCGGTATGACGATCCCGAAATGGGGAGGCCGTCGAGCGACCGAGGCGCTAGCCCGGGTCAAGAGCGAAGGTCGGCGCAAGAAGCGCCCGTGCTTCCTCTGTGGTCAGGACATCGACTACTCGCTCCCATCGACCGACCCCGACGGCTGCACGGTGCAGCACATCCGCTCACGACGAGACTTCCCGCACCTGACCTGGGTGTCGTCGAACTGGGCGCCGGCGCATCTCGCGTGCAACCAGTCGGCGGGCACGGGCGAGAACCCGACCGAAGCAGGCGTCACCTCACAGGACTGGTGAGAGGAACATGCCCATGACCACGAGTAGCGGTGGCATCACCCCGGGCGAAGAGCCCGCCCGCCGCATGGTCGGTGATGGTGAGCCGTTCGAGGTGTTCATCCCGCTCAACCCGGATCCATCCCGCACCGCCCGCAACGCCTCGATCATCGCGGAGGCTGCACAGCGGGTCGCAAGAGGGACCGAGCTCCAGGTCTACCAGCGTGCGGACGAACGCTGGGCGTCGCGACCGACGGCGGTCAGGGCTACGAGAACCGTGGCGACTGCGAGCGGATCGCGAAGGCGGTCGTCGTCGGCCTCTACGCTCCCCGCGATCTCGCGTGACATCAGGCAGCCCCCATCCGAAAGATCCAGCATGTCGAGGAGGGTGGCAAC